TCAATCTTATTTGCTATGGCTATTGCCATCCTATCCACTGCATAATTTGAGTGAGGCATTCCGTCTCCTATTGATGGCTTTGGGTGAAGGAGCGAGGCTTCAATCTGGGCCAGTCTTTCCTTTTGAGCTTCAATCTCTTTTATGAGATATACATATTGTCTCAATCGTTCCTTGGTCATTACTCCTATAGGTTCTTCCTTTGATTGGAGGCTTCTAGCTTTTTTACTCAATTGTTATCGCCTCCTCCATCAGAAGATCCAATTATGGCCATAACTTCATCTATTGGCAACTCTTTCCCGTCTCTTATGCATTTTAAATCATAGTATCTTTTAGTCACCTTAATATATCTCTTGACTATAACATCGCAGTATTTTGGGTCCAACTCCATGAGGTAAGCCCTTCTGCCCAGTTGATCTGCTGCTATGAGTGTAGTTCCACTCCCTCCGAATGGATCAAGCACTAGTTCTCCTCTGCGGCTACTGTTATGTATAAATCTGCCGACGAGTGCCACTGGTTTCATGGTTGGATGTTCTGCATTCCTTAAGGGCTTGTCCTCGTAAATAACTGTCGTTATTCCTTGGTCTAATAACTTTTCGAGAAGCTCTTTCAGTTCTTCCTTTTTGAGTTTGTCGAGATCTATCTTATCGTCAAATACAGTGCTCTGTGTCCTGTCATCTATAAAGTAGTGAGCTGCTCCTTCCTTCCACCCATAGAGGATAGGTTCATGTCTCCAGTGGTAGTCTTGTCTTCCCAGCACCAGTGAGTTCTTTACCCAGATTAAACATGAGGCCAGTTTAAATCCTGCATCTTTAAGGGCCTTCCTGAAATTCAGGCCTTCGGTGTCTGCGTGGAATATATAAAAAGCTCCGCCCGGCTTAAGATTCTCATACATACGCATATAGGCCTCCAACAGGAAGTTGTAAAATTCTGCATCGCTCATATTGTCGTTTTTGATGGTGAGTTTCTTTTCTGTTCCTCCCTCGTAGTTCACATTGTAGGGCGGATCTGTGACTATGAGGTCTGCTTCCTCCCCATTCATGAGCTTTTCCATATCGTCTGGGCTGGTGCTGTCCCCACATAATACTCGGTGCTGGCCCCCCCCGAGTATCCATAGGTCGCCGGGTCGTGTGAATGGTTCTTCCGGCGGATCTATGACCGCATCCAATCCATTAAGTTGGTCCTCGAGGCCATCAGTTAAGGCATCAATGATTGCCGCATATTCCTCCTCGAGGTATCCGGTCAATTCTAGCGGTATTTCTCCCGTGTCAATTTGGCTTATCATATCCGCCAATGCTTTGGTATCTATTTCGGCCAGTTCTGCTATTCTATTGTCAGCTATGAGGTCGGCATATTCTTCTGCTTCGGTTGCATAGTTTTGATAATCTACCGGAACCTCTTTCACCTGCAGTTTCATGGCCGCCATTAGCCTTCCATGGCCTCTCACAATGAAGCCGGAGCGGGTGCTTACCGTAATAGGAGCACGCCATCCTTGAGCTTTTATAATTTGAGCGAGTAGCTCTATTTGATATTCTGGGTGTTTATTCGGGTTGCCGGGATTGGGTACCAGTTTACCTATTGGCTCTATCTTGTCGAACGCACAGAATACCGGTATATTGTCCGCCATAGTTCTTGGCTTGGCTTCTGTTATGTAGTTTATCTCTGGTATTTCTACCTGTTTCTTTTTCTTGGCCATCCCTGTGCCCCCTTTATTCTTGTTTTGTTGCTTTTGGTTTCTCTTGTGACCATGGTATTTTGCTACCACACTTTCCGCAGGTCCAGTCTTTTGAGGAAGTGTCCGATAAATACCATTTAGTTCCGCAGTTAGGACATTTTCTTTCGGTCATTACATCCACTCCTCTCTTATTTTTTTTCTTAAACCTTCCGGCTTCCGGGCATGTGGCCCAGTGCGGCACATGCCCTATGCCGGTTGCTTTGTCTATGTCTCCTGAAAACTCGCAGGATATAACCTCGCCGTTTGGCGTTACAATTTTCCCTTTTGCTCCTTTGTTGGCCCAGTAGGTCACTGAGCCTGCGTCACAGGGTATGTTCTTTCCATTGCTGGTCTTTATGAATATAATGCTTGCTCCGCATCCTTTGCATTTAGCCATGTTTTTCTGCCTCCTCCCGAGCTTTTGCTCTCATAAGTGCTTCCATGGCTCCGATGGCCACGGCTGCCACATGGCTAAGCTCCTTCATCATGTTGTCATATCCGCCCTTTTTTCGAGCTTCTTCTCCGTTATAAAACACAGTCTCATTGACTGCTTGGCAATACTCGCCGTATTCCTCGCCGAGGATCCCGGTCCAATATTGAGGAGGATGGTTTTGTTCTCCCCATTTGGCGTCTTGGCGGTTTCTCTCTCTATTCACGAGTGCGAGCGCTTCATGCCTTGTTATATACTCTTCGGGAGGTATGTTTGTTGATTTGTCGAGTTCTCTGCCGCATATTGGGCAGAAATTATACTTACATGGGCTACCGAGAATGTCTCGGTAGTATCCGTCTTTGCAATGGTAACATCCTTGCTCTGCTTTCATGCTTTTTACTTCCTCCCACCCCTTCTTCTTTGCGTAGCTGTCGATGTCTATACTGGCTTCCTCAAGTTCTGCCTCCTCTTTGGTTAAGCCTTTATATGTCAGCCACCTTATACATGCACTTAATGTATTGAATATCTCTACCCATGCATCGCCTGTGCTGTTGTCTATGGCCACAAATCTGCCTTTGTATTCGGTATAGAATAGGCCCCATGGTTCTCTGGTATCGATGATCTGTTCTGCTTCATCTTTCGTAACATTTTTAATCTCCATGCTGCACCTCCTCCACCTCTTGGCTCCAGCACTTGAGGCACTTGGTGTGGTCCTTGGCCTCCTTGGTATTGTGAGCATCTTCGCATTCCTTGACCTTTATCTTAAAGTCGCTGGGACAGTATCCTATGATCACTTCCTGCGTTTTAGCGAAGCCGTGTTTCCCCATGTCCATGGCTCTCATTGTTGGTCGCCTCCTCTGATGGCCTTCCAGACCGATACATTCCTTTGGGTTTTACTGCAGTATTTCTTGCCGACTACTATTGCTCTTCCTTCTTCTTTCAGCTCCGTTAGGCGTGGGCTTACAAAGTTGCGGTCATAGTATTTGATGTATCCCCTTGCCAGTAATTCCTCGGTTATCTCATGGGCTGTCATAGCCCGGTCCTTCATAATTTCAAGTATTAAGCTCTTTCTGTCGGTGATTTTTGGTAAAATAGCCTCATAGCTTTCCCTTCTGGTTTCATTAGTTATCATTTTTCTACCCCCTCCAAAAATCTTATAATTCCGCCAGTGGCTTTGATTTTAAAAGGTTCTAATTCCTCTATGGTCATGTGCTTATGGCCATATATTTCTTTCATATCCCTCCATACGGTCCATGGCACCCTATAGAAATTCTGCAAATCGACCGATACAAGGATGAATGCTATTGCTCCCAGCTCGCTGTATTTTTGTAATCTCTCACATTGCTCATCTGTTAGCCGGCTTTGCTCTATTTTGTCTGAGCTAGTATGCTTAGCCTCAAAGACTATTGCTCTGCCATTAGCCAGTGTGCCTTTATAATCTGGCTGAGCCTGCTTTTCATAATGAGCCACAAATTTTCCACCTCCGAGGCTCCTTATTGGTCTCATGGGTTCAGGGGTCTTTTCTATTACGGCTATTTTCAGATCCTCGTAAAATCTGCAGGCTGCGTCTATCATTTTCTCAAAATATTGGCCGACTACTTTAGCCTGTGCTCCTTGGATTTGTCTTTTCGGGTCCTTGATTCTTTTAAGTGCTTCATATGGTGTTGGATCTTTATATCCTTCTTGATTGTATTTGCTAATCTTGGCCATATCGCACCTCCTTGGCTTTCAATATGTGGCAGGTACTTACAGGCGCATTATGTGCTTTGCAGTACGCCCATTTCTTGCAGTTCTGTCCTTCGCAATCCTCGAGGTATTTCTCCCCGGTCATTTTGAATTTCATGTAGTCTAAAATCTGGCTTATTACTCGGTCGGTTATCTGCTTTTGTATTTTTCCGGCAGCTCTATGTATATGGGGCCTATGTCTATCCCTTTTGGCGCTTTTATTTCCTTGGGAGTTTCCTCTGTGATTACTCCGTTGATGTAAAGTATCGGCATGCCTATTGCCTCGGCCAGCTTTATCTCTGCTGCCATACCTTCGCTGATGGTATCTCCAAATACCCAGAGCTCATCACATCGCTTTAACATTTCCATTCCCATGCCCATGCCGACTGCTCTTTGCACCGGATCCGAGTCGTCCATAAACTGTGTGAATAATAAGTGCGGTGCATATGGTATAAAGCCTTGATCTACTACCATCTTGTAGTATTGCTTTGCTCGTGCCATGTTGAGCTTATAATCTCCCCTCAAGGGACTTGCTACATATATCAGCTTTCTTTTCGTTGCCTCGCTCATTTACATCTATCCTCCCTTTACTTGCTTTTATTTCAAGAGGCGCATAATTGCCGCAGTGCTTATAAAAATGCTTTTTATAAAATGGGCACACTCCCGGGTATTCATCTACGGTCTCTGCTCCAATCCTGCAGGTGCTGCAGTTTTTAATCACAGCTTTGTTCCTCCTCTCTGATTTCCGGAAGGCTCACTATCTCAATTTTCGCTCCTTGGATCCTTCCCAGCTCGAGCGCTGCTTGATGGCCTTCCGGTGTGAATATATCTAATCTTCCGATTTTGTTCAGGCTGCTGCCTCCACGGTCTGCTATTACATGGGTCTTACCTTCTATTCTGATGATGGTCCCAAATGGTAGCCAGTTGCATGCTGCTACTGGTATTTCTGGTTCCTTGTCGCTTTCTATCTTTAGTCCGCTTGCTGTTATACCATCAATTTTTCCGCAGCATTTCATGCATACGCAGTAGTGTGTTAGCTCTCCGGTGATGATGTCCCCCTCAGTAATGCCTTTATATGTTCTTGGTTTTTTCTCAAGCTCCGGCTCTGGTTCCAGTTTTGGCTCCTGTGCTATGATTTGGTTCTTTATCCCCCTTACCGGCTTATATCTGAATACAGGCTCGGCCTCAGCTTTATTAGTCGTCTGTGTCGAGACCATAAATATTGCTATTACGACTGCTGCCATTAAAATTGCTTTTGTAATTTGCTTCATTCTCTGCACCTCCAGCTCGGGCCGGTCATCATAATGCCTTCACACATCTCCCTGAGCCTGTCTATAATTGCCTCGGCTGTTATGTCGTCGCCTCTCTCTGGGGTTAACCTCTTAATTAGTGCCTTATCATCGTAGTTAGTGGTTACTATGGTCGGCATATATCCTTCGTACCGGCTGTTTATGATGGTATAAATCTTTGATACTCCCCATTCTGTCGGTGGTTCTTTACCCATGTCGTCGATGATCAGGAGTGGGACCGTCTCATAAAGCTTCAAAACATCGACTTCCGAGGTTGTCCCTTTGTCATATGTCCTCTTTATGCGGTCCAGTAGGTCAATCATGGTCATGCATATTACCGGCTGCCCTTGCATCATGAGTTGATTTGCTATGGCGGCTACGAGGTGGGTTTTACCGGTACCTACGCTGCCGGTTATAAATAATCCATTTCGGTCCAGCTTCTTGCCACCGGCCGGGAGCTTGCTCTGGAAGTTGTCAGCGTATGCTTTGGCTATCCTGTATGCTGCTCCGTTTGTTTCAGTTACTATGAAGTTTTTAAAGGTCCTATTTAAAAACCGCTCTCTCATCCCGCTCTCGCCGATGATCCTCTTTATCCTTAACCTTACCCTTTCGGCTTCTTCTTCCTGCTTTCGCCTTTCCTCGACCTGCTGTCGTTCTCTCTCTTTGCGTCTTTTGTCCGCTTGGAAAGCTTCGCAGCTGCATTCTGCCGAGTGCGGGAACCATATCACCCTGTCTCCAAATCTCCCACCTTTTGCGTACATAGGTCCTTTGCAAAACGGGCAGGTTTCTGGTTCAGGTGGGTTGTACTTACTCGCTTCAGGATCCGAAGCAATTAAGAAAATGTCACTATTTTGGGTCTCTTGTTGGGTCTGTGGCCATCCTGAAGCCTGTGAGTTTTGGGGCCTCCGCTTGTCCTCTGTCTGGTCTTGCATCTTGTTCAGAATGTTTGCTATTGCCTCCATTTCCTATTACTCCTCCTTTGTCGTCGTACTTGCCTTCAAGTACTTTGGCCATATTGGTCGGCTTCATTAGCCAGTCAAAGTCAGCTTTCCAGTTTCTATCGTTATGACCTTTCAGGAAACTGCTGGCTTCTGCTTTTCTGAATAATTCCTCAAATGCCTGTATGCTCTTGTACTCGTTCCATCTTGCTGAAACTGCCTTTTTCCTTTGACCGTTTATGTTTATGATTTTAGGGAAACTAAGACATGTGCTTATAAAAAGCTCTTGAATTTTCTTGTAAGGTACCGGTTCTCTATCTGCCGGTGGGTCTGCTGGTGGTTCTGGGGGCTTGTCCCCCTTAGACTCTTTAGAGTCTATATCTATATTGGTACTGTACTGTACTGTACTGTACTGTAATAGTAGATTTTTTTTGCCATTAATCTGTTGATTATCTGTAGAAATCTGTTGATTATCTACCTGATTTTTACCTGATATTTGTTCATCTGTCGCCGTTGTCCTTGGTTGCAGCAAGGTCATACCAGCCTGTTCCGGTGTCCTGCCAGCCTTCTTTAAATCGCATGCTCTGCAGGCTACCACTATGTTATCTATGCTGTGGTCTCCGTCCGGATCCACAAGGTTATAAGTTCCTCCCCCAGCTCCCTTCCTATCATCCCAGTTGACTATTCTGCCGCAGTATCTGCAGTTGTCGCCATCCCTGTTTCTTACTGCCTTGATTACTCTCATGTTGCTGTAAAGGGTCCTTTGTCTCATCCTGTAGGCTTTTTCCTGCTCTCTGCGGTCGATTAACTTGCCGGCATATTCCTGCCAGTCATGTATCAAGATTTGGCCATCATGTTTATCAAACCATCCGCAATCTATCAAAACATTCATTAGCTCCTCTGGATCTCCGTCCCACTGTGCTGCTCTGGCTATTGTTTTTGGCCTTATCTCTGTGATGTCACCGTCCGGTACGTTGTCTATTGCCCACAGCCAGAGGGATATAAGCATTCCCATCATAGTAACCGGTTTAACGTCTAGAGCGTCTGCTGCTTCATATGTTTTTCTATGGTCCCTCAATGACTGATGTATCTCAAGCCACGCCAATTTCTCACACCCCCTTTATTTTTAAGCGGTAGGCTCACCCTTCTCGGAGCGAGCCTACCCGGTTTTATGATGCGTTATCGGTCCAGAGGATTTCTCCAGTATCATCGTCTACTATTAGCTCACTATCCGTTTGCTCATCTGTCTCGTTTTGTTCTTCTTCCGTATCGATTTGTTGAAAATCTGTAGATATCTGTTGATTTTCTACCTGATTTCTACCTGCGTCCCACAGTTTTTTCTCTTTTTGCTTTTGCTGCTCAAAGTAGACCTGAAGGTATAAGTAGTGGAGCTTCTTGGCACCGTTCTTGATTTTAATTAAAAGGTCCTCATCTATAACAAAGTCTCCAAATGATCTGAGCGTCAGCTCGTGCCCGAATACCAGCTCTATACGTGCGTCCGGATCTGTGGTCGGCTCGTCATTTCCTAGGTCGAGTCTCATCTGTGCCGCTTTCTCCCAGAGCGGTTTTATGGTCAGTATGATTGGGAAGTCCTCCTTGCTGAAAGTGTACTCTAGGTCGTTATCCTCGCATAACTTGTCCAGCTTTTTCTGCTGTTCAATCAGCTTGTTGTATAGCATTTGCTCTCCTCCTTTCTAAAATGGTAGGTCGTCATCGTAATCCACTGGTGTGAAGTCGTTCGTGTCGTACTCACCGCTTGGCTCTGTGTTCGTGCCTCTTTTGCTATCGGCGAAGAATATTAAAGCTGCCTCCACCTCTGTGACCTTGCGGTGGTTCCCATCTTTGTCCTCATAGGTCCTTGTTTTAATACGGCCTTCTATCAATATCTGCTGTCCTTTGGTGAGGTAGTTGGCTACAAACTCAGCACGCTCCCTCCACGCTATTACCGGTATGAAGTCGGCCTCGCTGGTTCCATCTGGCTTTTTCCTGCCGCTGTTTACTGCAAGGTCAAATCTTGTTACTGCTATTCCGTTTGCGGTATATCTTAGCTCGGGGTCTCGTGTGAGACGCCCGAGCAGTATTGCTTTATTCATTAAGCGTGTCCTCCCTTCGCTGCTGCTGCGTCAAGTTGTTTGCATAGCTCGTCATATTCCTCTCTGGTCAGGTCTTTAGCTGCAGCCTTCTTGTATTTCTTGGCTATATGCTCGCTTAGCTGTTCCTTGGAGACCCCGGCGGCTATTGCTTTAGCATTCAGCCTTGATATTTGCTTGTCGGTTAGTTTCCCTGTGGTCCCGGCTGGCTGCTTATTTCCTTCCGGTGGAGTCGCTGGAGGAGTTTTATGTTGTTCTTGCGGTTTTTGTTCCTTCTGCGATTGTTCCTGTCCTTCAGGTGCGAGATTTTGGTTGTCCGGATCGTCATCGCCCATGTCTATGCTGAATTTCTCAAAAAGGTAATACTTTAAAGCATATGTCCATGCTGCGCCTTTTGCCTTGGCAGGGTCGTCGTTCCATCCTATGGCGTGTATCTCTGCCGTCAGGACATCGTCCGGATTGTCAGCGTCGGTCCACTGTATAGTCAGGTTGGCTCTGTATACCCACATGAGCCTTTCGCCGAATTTGGTCTTTACCGTCATGGCCTCGACGGTTGGATCCGTTTCCTTGATTACATCGAATACAACATTGAGCTCGTTCATCTTAGGTGTAATGGCCTTCCATACGGAGTCTATCTTGGCAAACTTATAATCTACCTTGTCGCTGTACCTTTCCTTCTGTATGTATGGAACACATTTTCTGAGCTCTACAATCTTTTGATGGAGGTTTAAAGCTGTTGTTGCCTCCTGCTCGGTTTTGCTCATGGTGCTCCCCCTTTACTCAAACTTGATTTTAAACTCTGGCGGTTCTTCTACTATGGTTACTCCCTCTACTATCTCTCCGGTGTCGGCTATAGTGGCTATGCTACCTTCAATGTTGATGAGCTTTTTAAAATCTCCCCATTTCGGCTCCTCAACAGTTTTGATGTAGTCCGTGTATCCGTTGGCCTTAAGCCATGCAGTAAGCTTTTCTTTGTCCGGATTAGCCTTAACAGTTGCAAATTTCCTTACAAGAGTTCCTGAAAGGAGCCTGTATGTTTCCTGCGTCTTGGTTGCTTTCTTTGGTACCGTCTCGAAATATTGAAGTAGCTTGCCGGTCAGGAAGGCACTGTTTGCCTCGTAGCGCTTCCTTGCTTGCTCTGCTTTGTATGTTGCCTCTGCGATCATCTCGTCGGCCAGTGCCTTGATACGTTCGTACTCCTCTTTTTCTTCACGAATCTTCTTAAGTGCCCATTCTGCGGTCCTGTCGTTGTTTATAGTAAATTCGGGTTTTGGGGCGCTCTCATCGGCGCCCGGCAGTTCTATGTTTTCAAGGTTAAATATCGAGGTCCTCTCCATATCACTCATGGTCATTCTCCTTTCCTGTTTTTATTGCTACTAGCTCAGCCTTTACCTCTGCCAGCTCGGCTGCCAGCTTCTCGGCCAGTTCCTTTTTATCGCAAAAGTATTTATACCAGTCATCAGCACTTTTCCTGAGCTCACGGTTCTCGATTTCAAGTTCCGTATTCCTCGTTGCCAGATCCTCAATTGTTTTTGTTAGCGTTTGGATAGCTGTTTTTCTCTCATCCATGGTTTTACCCCCTTCGTTTTATTCTTCTGATTCCCTGAGCAGGTCTTTTATTTCAGCTATAAACTCCGGTGTTTTGGCTATTGCCATCCCGATGATTGTAATCAGTATGGGTATTAAGTACTCTCCTCCAAAGGCGAAGTATCCACGCTCTATGTATGCTACCTTAACCGCCAGTGGTGTGATTATGATTGATATTCCGAGGGATATTGCTATGGTAATTGTGTATTTATTTATCTTTTTGGCCATATGTGGTATAATGGCCTTGGATTGAGGTCCTTTCGCAAGGACTTTATTGGGTAGCTGTTCTCTGGGCAGCTGCCTTTTTTCTGTCTTGATAACCATCCTTATCCCTCCGTTCTATTCAGGCGATTCCATTTGCTTCGTGAAATATTCAGGATGTCCCATCCCAATGCTTCAAGCTCTGTAGCTCTATCGTAGCTTTGCACATCTTGGCTGTGTCTGGTCACTGCGTTGGCCAGTCCCAGCAGGCTTAATTCTCCGCCTTTGATCAGGTGAGTTAGTACCCCATTGCTTTCCTCTTTAGTTAGGCCAAATTCTTTAGATGCGAGCTCAACCACTCCGGGTATGTCTACTGATGTTATCTTGGCCTCATCGGCCTCCCTCATTTTATCTACCAATCTGTTGAATTTGGTCTGGTCCACTGCCTGTCTCACTGTGTCCTCTACTTTCATCAAGAAGGCTCTATCATCTGCCTCGATAGTCTCATCTCTGTAGATCTCGTAATCGTCGCCGGTATCATATCCTCTGCCTATGTGGTACCGACGCTGTCCTGAGTCTGAGGCTATCATGCCGTTGCTGCATACCAGTCTGTAAATTAAAGGCTGGACACTTACTGCTCCTTGGCCAGTCTCACTATTTGTGATTACAATGCCTGCCTGAACAATGTCCCCTTTCTTGACCTCTGCAGTTATTCTGGGATTGACTACCTTCAGGTACATCCTGCTCTCAGTGAGCTCGCAGCTCTCTACGGTTGCGTCTTTCATCTCTCTGATAATCGGGAGGACCGTCATTGCTATATCGTAGTTGTCTATTCTGCGGTACCTGTCGCTTAAAAAGGCTCTTGCCCTGCCGTCAAGTGTGCGCAGCATTCTTCTGCTCGGTGTCTTTGTGAACCATGCATTAACGTTTGCTGCCAAAAGTTCCGGGTATTCGCTCCTCATCTTGTCGTAATACTTAGCTGGAATATTCAGGTGCTGCCCTATTTGGCGATGTGTTATGTCGTTTATACCCATCCTCAAAACATCGACCTGTCCATTTCTTTGGCTCATCATGTCAAGCATGATTCCGCCTTCATCGAGACTTAACCTTAAGTTGCGGGTATCGAGTAAATAGTCCTTTTTCTCCTTTACTTGTCGGTCCAGTTCTATGGCCAGCTCTTGTAATGTTCTTCCTGTTTTCATGAACCATCTCTCCTTTTTTAATTTATTTCCTCGGCTGCTATCCGGGTCATGCATAACTCCATGGTGTATCTGGAAAACATCATTTCTCGGTATACATCTGCAGTGAGTAGCACAAGGTAGAAATCGTCGTAGTGTGTGTTGTTCGGTTCTCGCTCCTTAGCCATCTGCAGCTTTCTTCTGGCATAGCGTTCAGCTTCTTGGAAGTCCTCGTCCGGTGTCTCTATCCCGAGAAGCTTGTCCACCTGTTCCTTGAGCGCTTTGTCCATGGACCCTCTCCTCCTCTACTTTTTCTTCTGGTTGTTAATGACCGAGAGTATCACCAGCGTTGCGCAAATAATCAGGGTAATCAAAACGCCATTTGACATCCTTCTACCTCCTTCCCTACAAGTCCCAGACGTTCTACTAGTGTCTGTGCTTGTCCATATGGCTGAGGTTCGTATCTTAGGTTCTTTAGCTTCTTGCCGCTTACTCCGTACTTCGGGTTATATCCAATTAGGTTTATGTATGCTGTCAGGTCGTCTCTCTCATTGGCCATTGCCTTTAGTACTTCGTAAAGTGCCAGTACGTCATCTATGGCTCTGTGGCTGTTCTTTACCTTGTCCTGAAGATTGTATGCCTCGATGGCGTTCTCCAGTTTGTGCGGGTAGCTCCTGCGGTCCTTATAAACTGTCAATGTGTCGAGCACTGCCAGCTTGGCTGTAGGCAGCTTATTCTCTTTTCTCAACATCGCTCCCACAAAGCTGACATCAAAGTGGGCGTTGTGCGCTACCATAAGTGTTGGACCGTCGCTTAACATGACTGCGAGCATGGCCGCTGCCTCTGCTCTGCTAACACCTTCCTTCTCAAGTAATGCATCTGTGATTCCTGTTAGTTCCACTATTTTCTGTGGCACCTTCTGGCCTTCGGGAAGATTTACAAAAAGCTCCAACTTCTGATCTATCCTTGGGTTGCCGTAGGTATTGCTCTTTAGTTTTAAAGCTGCCAGCTCGATAATTTCGCAGCTTTCGCAGTCAAGGCCGGTTGTTTCTGTATCAAATAAAACTATGCTGTTGTGGCTCTTGAATAGTGAACCGAGTGGGTTTAGCTTCTCCATGACTCTCCTCCTTTTTGGTTTTATCCGTGGCTCCTTTTGGTGTCCGGATTTCCTCTTGGCATTCGCATTTCTCTCCCGGATCGAGGTATGTTCCGCAGTTCTGGCATATGTAGTTGTGCATCTTGTTCTCTCCTTTCTTTGCTTGTGCAGTGTGGGCAAATATAGCCGGCAGCTGAGGTTTTTATGTGAATGCTGACATTCCATACCTTACTGCATCTCGTGCATGTCATATTCATAGCCTGTCGCCCTCTGCCAGCATCTCCATGAGGTGGTTCTGGATCCTCGTCTGGTATTTCTTGCGGATCCTTTTTCTCTTGGAGTGCTTGTAATAATGCCACCATTTCGGATTAATGTCTCTGGCTGCCGCCTCCATGAGCTTGTCCCATAGCTCTTTGGCTTGTTTGCAAACGCATTCAATAATTGGTTTTATAGCCTCAGTAGCATCTACCAGATTCTTTAGGGCTTCGTTTAATTGCTGCAGCTGTTCGGCGTTGGGTTGTGGCATATTGGTGCAATCCATCTATGTCACCTCCTCTCCAATTATGGCTTGGCAGGCTTCGTCTAGCGCCATTCCTGTGAGCAATGTAATACTGGCCTTTGCCACTTCGCTGGCTTCGGCGTCTGTGCTTCCGATGTTTGTCTGTCCGAGTGTTTCTCCGGTCCTTCTGTCAATGCTAATCCTTAAAACATTGAGCTTCATATGCTTACCCCCTCTCATACCGCCTCCTTATTTCTTTGTTTTTCTGGCTTCCTCAAATTCTTTAAGGTCCTGTGGTGTGATGTGGTACAGTCTCCCAGATTTGATGGCTCCGAGCTTTTTCTTCCGGATCCAGTCCCACACCGTTATAACCTTTACTCCGTAAATTTCAGCGACTTGTTCGGGTGTGAGATATTTTTCCACTTTATTCCCTCCTTTTACTTGTGTTTAGTTCGGTTTTATGGTATTCTTAATCTGCGACGATGTATGAATACCGAACCGAAACCTCTTGAAAAAAGGATTTTTCTTGGGGTTAGCTTTGTTTTTCCTTTTTTCAGTTTGGTGTAGTTTTATTGTATTAGAAAACTTTCTATTTGTCAATAATATTTTAGAAAGTGTTCTAAAATATATGAAAGGAGGGTATTTCTGTTGAGCTCTGTTTATGACAAAGTAAAAGCAATAGCTGATGAGCGTAACTTAACTATTTCTGCTATCGAAAACGGTGCGCAAATAAGCAATGGTTCGATTATGAAATGGAAAAAAAGTGTTCCGAGGGCCGATTATCTTTACAAAGTATCAAAGTTTTTGAATGTGCCGATAGAATATTTTCTAAATGACGATTATCAATTTTCTTGTAATAGAGAGGATAGCGTTCTTGGTGAGCTTTCTGATAGAGAAATAAGGATTATTGAACTTTACAGACAACTTGATGAAGTAGAACGGATAAAAATAGAGGGTATGCTTGAGATAAAAATTTATGAATCTCATATATCTAAAAAGGGAATGTCATCTACTTATCGGAATGGAGAAGAAGCGGCGACTAGAGAAAAGAAGCATGCTTAAGCGTTTTGAAGTGTTTCATAATGTGCTTGGGAGGTGATTTTTTGTCTGTCAGTGAAAGAATTTTTTCGCTTCTTAAAAAATCTAAAAGAAAACAATCTGAATTAGCTGCATATATCGGTGTTAAACCTAATACCGTATCTGGGTGGAAAAATGAAGGATCTACTCCGTCTACGGATCTTATTCCATTAATTGCTGATTTTTTTGGAGTATCAACAGACTACATCTTAACTGGGACAGAATTTAGAAAGAATTTGAATAACAAATTATCCGAACAGGAAGCAGAGCTGCTGCGTATTTTTAATTTGCTGGACATCAGAAAGCAGACCGCCCTCCTGTCATATGCTTACAAATTAGAGGATGAAAACTAATAAAAGAATGAAAGGAAGTGTATTTATGGGATTGCGTTTTAGGAAGAGTATTAAAATAGCTCCCGGCCTTAAGCTCAATATCAATAAAAAGAGCATTGGCCTAACTTTTGGGGCTAGAGGTTTTTCACACACTATCAATTCAAGTGGAAGGAGGACCACTACCGTCGGACTTCCGGGTTCAGGCCTATCGTACTCAAAAATAAGCACAACAAAAGCAGCAAGTAAACGAGCCACTTCGTCTGAAGAATGCGCTTCTGCAATTGAAAATTCAGGAGAAAGCATGCGCTCACAAAAAGCTGCTTTAGTTTTATGCGTGTTTTTTGGCCTTTTAGGTGCCCATCGATTTTATGTTAAAAAGATAGGTACTGGGTTGCTGTATTTCTTTACCGTTGGATTGTTTGGTATAGGTTGGATTGTTGATATTGTTAAAATAATTTCTGGTAATTTCCGGGACGCATCTGGGTTGGTCCTGAAAAAATAAAAAGCCTCCCTTTGGAGGTTGAAAGGAGGTTATCTGTTGAATGTAGTTATTTATGCTCGCTATAGCAGCGATAATCAAAGAGAGGAGTCCATCGATGCTCAAATACGGGCCATAAAGGAATATGCAGCTCGTGAAGGTCATAACATTATCAGGATCTATGCTGATGAGGCCAAGTCTGCCACTACGGACCAGCGTCCGGAGTTTCTGGCCATGATGAAAGATGCTGAAAGCGGTCTCTTTCAGGCTGTGATTGTGCATAAGCTTGACCGATTCAGCCGTGACAGGTTTGATTCTGCATATTATAAACGACACCTGAAGAAGTGCGGAGTGCGTCTGATTTCCGTTTTGGAAAACCTAGACGACAGTCCGGAATCTATTATTCTGGAGTCGGTGTTAGAAGGTATGGCCGAATATTATAGCCGTAATCTGTCCCGAGAAGTTATGAAGGGAATGAAAGAGACGGCCTATCAGTGTAAACATACCGGAGGTATTCCTCCACTGGGCTACGATGTTGGTCCTGATAAAACATATGTTATCAACGAGACTGAAGCAGAGGCTGTACGTCTCATTTTCCAGATGTATGCCGATGGCCATGGCTATGGCGCAATCATTGACGCTTTGAATGCCAGAGGATTTAAAACAAAAGCCGGCAGGCCTTTTGGGAAAAATAGTATTCATGATCTCCTCAAGAATGAAAAATATACCGGGGTCTTTGTTTTTAATAAGGTTTATAACAAAGTGGACGGTAAAAGAAACGGCCACAAATTGAAGCCTGACTCAGAAATTATCCGGATTCCCGGTGGATGTCCTGCGATTATATCTAAAGAACTATGGGAAAGGGTGAAAAAGAGGTTGGATGCAAATAAAAGGGCCACTGGTGCCTATTCTGCAAAGATTGTATATTTACTTTCTGGTTTGATTTACTGTGGCAAATGTGGCTGCGCTATGGTAGGCAATCGTGCCAAGATGGGAAGGAATAAAACCGAGTACGCTTACTATGGATGCAGCACGAGGAAAAGGACAAAAAGTTGCGATATGAAGCCTGTTAATAAAGCCTTCATTGAAGGGAAGGTCCTTGACGCTCTCTACGAAAATCTTTTTGCCGATCATGTTATCGACTTGGCCACAGATATGATTTATAATCATGCTGCCTCTCAAAACACAGAAATACCGAAGCAGATAGCTGCTCTGGAGAAGCAGCTCGGGACTGTTGAAATTGAAATTAAAAATATTGTCAATGCTATTGCTGCAGGGATGTTCCACGAGTCAATGAAAGAAAAAATGGATGAGCTGGAGGCCTCAAGGTCTGCTCTGCGGATCCGGATTGAAGAGGCAAAACTGCAGCAGCAGTCTCATTCTCTTACTCGTGAGCAGATTCGTGCCTTCTTGGCTCGTTATCGTGATATTAAAGAGATGACTCCGGCCAAACAAAAGGAGGCTATTCAGGTATTTGTTGAGCGTGTCACCGTGTATGTTGACCGTATCGATATGGAAATTTTAACCGTCCCCGGAAATAGCTCGAGTAAAAATATAAAAACCGCCAGTCGGCAAACTGGCGGTAGTGAAACTGTTCAAGAAAGCGGGTCGGGCCATCTTGACAGTAGTTTGGACTTGTTGGTGGAGGCGAACCGTGACCTGTCAAGGCCAAAAAATCAGGAGCCTTTTAAAATGCGTATATCTATTGCTATTGGTGATTATAGGCATCAAACCAAATAATAAAAAATCCCGCTCCGAATTTGCTCCGGGGCGGGATTTTTTTATGCTGGCAGCCGGTTCTTATCTTTGTTCTGTTTGACCAGCTGCTCTATTTTACTCTTTAACCACAGATCGAGATCTCCATACATTTCTATAATTATTTCCCTTGCCTCTGCAGTTAATAAAGAGAGCGCTATATCCTTGGCCTTATTAAATGCTTCCAGTTGTGCTTCTTTGGTAAATTCACCTTTTGCCTTCAGGTCCTCGACAAAGGTTTGGAATGTCGTTTCTACTGCTTGAAGCACTATGTCGTTGGCCTCTTGAATGTAATACCTGATAGTTTGATTTTCGATATTGTTGGTTATTTCTGCTGCTTTTTTTCTCATGTATGTGATTAAGTATCCACTGACTGCTACCAAAAGTGGCAGCACTACTGCTGTCATTATGGTGTTTATAAATTCGCTATTCATGGTTTTCCTCCTTATTCTACGACTTCAATGTCGCTTGTATTTACCCAGCTCACGATTTCTTTAAGCAGGACCCTTCCGTAACCGATTTGCTGGACTGTATAAGTATTTCCTTTGACCCAGTTGGGTATTGTCTGGCCTGTACTATATTTTGTTGCCGTGTTTTTAACCTTTACTTTGGCTCCTACTTTTAAGATAGGAATAGGATTTGTTATCGTAGCATTTCCCGCAGGTGTTCCAGCTTCAGTCGTTATAAAGCAATTGAAGCCATCGCCTTTAAGTCTTTTGGCCATGGCTTCGGCATTTGCCTTTTGGCTATATGCTCCTACCTGAACCTTATAAAGTCCTCCGGCTATAACTATGTAAGTATCATATCCTTTGGACTTTAATTTTGCCGCCTGCGCATCTGCGTTAGCCCTAATTGAGTAAGCACCTACTTGCACTCTATAAAGAGTTGTAGGTTTCGATTCTGGCTGCTGGACCGTTGGATTTTCACCTTTAAGAGCTGCTATGATTGCGTCAAATTGAAATTCAGAGCCGGGACAGTTCGGTTTTGTAACCGGGTTAATCTGATAATGGCCCACAATATGTTCCCGGTCTATCGGGATCTCTATGCCATATATCCTTTTAACCTCGGATCTAATGTATTTCATGAGCTCAATGGTTGCAACCAGTTGCGCATCGGTCAATTTGCCTTTACTCTGCGCCCATATTCCTTCGTGCTCTATGCTGACCGTGTAATAGTTGGCATTAGTCTTTCTTTCTCTTACCGTTTTCAGGGTTGATTTTCCATAATAGACCTTGCTATTCGGGTCCGTGCTAGTGCCATTACACCACGAGCCGTCTGTGAGCTCTACTAGCTGTGTTATTCTGCCGTCTTTTGCTACCACAAAATGTGCTGATGCCTTAGATGCCGGATTAGTAAGCCAGCTAATTGCTCCCTCGTAGGATCCTTCGGTAATATGGCATACGATCATATCAGGCTTCCAACCATTACGTCCATTATACTTATTGGGGCTAAGTTTTTTTATGATATTCACAATTACCCTCCTTCCTTAATTTTCTTCATTTTCGCCGTCATTCTTGCCATATAGCCTCTTGAGTTTGATTTTGTTTTCTGCTTCGGCTTTTTTATAATAAAAGCCGGTTGCAGTTGCGAGCTCAGCAAACATAGCTGGTATAATATAGGTCAATGGCGATGTATCTCCTGTCTTCCAAACTATAACAAGAGAAAAAATAACAATCAGTGCTGTGCTGATTGCTACTCCGACAAATATTTTCTTTGAAAATTCTACTCTGCGTTTTCTCATGGCCTAACCTCCTATGAGTTAATATACAGCATCGCCATTTTTGGAGACTTCCCTTTCTATCTTGTCAATTCTCTTATGCGCCTGCTTAGTGCTCTCCTCAACTCTGGTTACCCTCTCGGCCAAATTGTTAATGTTCTTATTAGTGTCCTTTTGCTCAAGAAGGATCTCATCTATCCTTCTCTTGATATATTCCGTATCGGAGCGAAGCGTAGCATTATCAATACCTTCGCTATATGCATCTTTTTGTAGGCCTCTTTTATAGCCTATATATCCAAATACGACACCACTTATAGTGCCAACGACACCTATTAAAGCAAAAATTGATGTCTGATCCATGGCTTTGCTTCAGCTCCTTTCTTGTAATTAATTCTCATTATCCATACCCCCTATCTCTGAGTTTCTCCTCTCTGGAATTTAATTCTTCGGGATAAATATCGCCGTAGGCCATAACTATCAAAATGCTTCATAGTCCCAAAGTAAGACATAACACTGGAATGCACTGTTTCAAAACCTACGTTTCCCTTTTGATACTGCTTGGCCAGATATTTAAGCCTGCTTTTCATCTTTCGCAAGGACTTCTTTTTCAACTTTCTATGCGTTGGGAATATCCTGAAGCCCACAAACTCTATCCCTGTTTTGACCTTTCTGATGGCGGTCTTTTTATTCAGGTTAAGCCTCAATTTCTCATTGAGAAATATTTCTAGATCATCCTTAACGGAAGCCAGATATTTCTTATCTGGATGCAGGATTATAATATCATCCATATACCTGATGTAATATCGCAGCTTCAGCTCATGCTTTGCATATTGGTCTAGCTCGTTGAGATAGATATTGGCAAACAATTGCGACGTAAGGTTTCCTATCGGCATTCCAACTGTAAAAAGTCTATCTTCTGGCCTGCATTGGTCTGGGTCCACACCTAATGGTAAACCGAAGGCTGTATGCTCGCAGTCTATAATGGTTTTGAGCAGCCATAAAAGTCGTTCATCATCTATCTTGCTCCGGAGTATCCTCATTAAGCATTCATGATCTACTCTATAGAAATACTTTGAAATATCCAGTTTCAAATAATACCAATCTCCCGGCTTTCTGCTCACAGCTCTTACCCAATACTGCAAACGGTCAGCTGCTCGGTGCGTTCCCTTTCCTTTTCGGCATCCATATGAGTCATAAATAAACTGCCTATCAAACAATGGTTCTAATTGCTGATAAATCGCCCATTGAACCACTCTATCCCGGAAATCCAAAGCCATTATTAATCTCTTTTTAGGCTCATAAACGTAAAACTCCCTATATCTGCCTACTTTGTAAGTCTGGTAGATTAAGTGGTTTTGTAAATTTATAAGCTCCTCCTCAAGATTTGCGGAAAAGCGGACCACATCATCTCTATACCATTTACCTCTTGCAGCATTCTCATATGCTTTATAGAGATTTTCCCAGCTGCAAATCTTGTCATAAATATCCGTTATCTTTGCCACATAATCTCTCCTTTATAAATTAAGCCATGCGTGGCAATCCCGAAGGCCTGCCTTCATGGCAATTCAATCTTTTACGCTTTATGCTAGCGTAGGGAGATGTGCCCCTTTGACCCTGTGCTGTCCTGCTCCCTTGAGAGACAGGCTTCATGACAAATCAGGCCAGAGCGGAACGGAAGCCGAGGTTGTCGTTGACGTTGGAGCGGGAGTTGTTGCCGTTCAAGTAGAAAACACCGGCGTTGGCACCGTTGTTCCAGTTGCCACCACGATAGCCGAGGCGTCCGCTATTAACGGCACATCCCCCAAGTAAAAATTTTATTTAGTGCTACGCTTCCATCCGTTTAACATGCGTCCTATCTCGCTTAATTCCTTGCTCCATTCCTCATGAGCACCCAGTGATATGTATCGCATGTCTTTATCTGCTGCTATATCTATAAATGTCCGTAGCACATCGAGTTCTACATCTATTTCATCTTGAAGCGGCTTCTTACTGCCCTTGGTCTGATTAGCCATAATTACAAGTCGGATTATCCTATACATGGAACCTCTTATCTCGGCGGCCAATAAATATCTTTCATGCTTCGGAAATTGCTTTAATCTCATGTTTCCATGTATGACCATCCGCTTTACTTTCTGTAAAATCTTCAATTCTTCCATATAGTCAATCCCTTCAAAATCCTTTGGGAGGCCGGAGCCTCCCAAAGGATTCAGATTTTCAGATTATCAGATTCTAGATTCCCGGGATATAAGCGGAACGGAAGCCGAGGTAGTCGCTGACGTAGGAGCGGGAGTAGTCGCCGCACAAGCAGAAAACACCGGCGCTGGCACCGCCGTACCAGCAGCCACCACGATAGCCGAGGCGCTCTCCTCGGTTCCTCATGAATATATAGTCTCCTCCATGATCTCCGCTGTCTGCAGGGAATAAAGCAAGAGACTTAAGGATTTCCGGTACCGTTACTCCTGATGCTGCAGTAAGAGCTGCAAAGCTATTAGATCCATATGGAAGATCGTCATCCGGCCTATTAGTTATGGTTGTTACAAGCTGGAATTGGAACCCACTGCTTCCTGATGGTTTGGTTAAGAAATCCCATTTAAGTGTTCCCGGAGTGCCCGGTTCTACAAGAGAACCATCCGGGAGGATTGCTTTCCATCTGCTGCTAGCTGATGTCTGTTCTATTTGTTTAGCAGCTATATTATCGGGAATAATTTGTATTTCGCCATCTACTGTTCGATAACCACCTACCCATTCCCAAACATTGCCATTAAGGTCCCATATTCCGGCCGGAGTCCCATCATGAGACCAGCTTACCGGTCCAGATCCTGTTGCCACACGATATGTTTTATATGGGTCGCCTCCGCCGTAGGTTTCTATACCATGTTCCCATCCAGCGCTAATATCCTTTCCATAGTTATTGTTGCCTCTTGGCATAAATCCATTTTTTCTACACCATAAAGCTATAGCTGCCCATTCTGCATTAGTTAGCAAATGCCATCCGGAGCCTTTGGCCTCGCACCATATTTTTGAATTATCAAAGTTTACTCCGGTGCTTGGCGCAGATCCTCTGTCAGATGCATCGATGTAATATGCTGCTGGATCTTGAAGTGGCAAACTATATGCTCTGCCCTTATATACGATGTTCTGATATTTTGAGCAATAAAAAGCCGGCACTTCTACTCCCTCGACTAGAAATGCCGGATGCGGGCCATTGCTTCCTCCATCAATCAATTCTGATATGAGCTTTTTGTCGAACCTCACCATAATGCTTGGAAGGCCAACATCATCATAGATTACCGTATTGGTTCCGCCGCTCAAAAGGGCTACTGCGAGTTCAAAGTCTTTATAAGTCGCCACGATTACACCTCCAATTTCCACAGTTTCAACGTGACATTGTCCATGCTGAAAGGCACTGGCTGTGTTTTTTCAGGATCTTCATACTGTCTGGCCGGAATAAATATCTGGGCAACATAATATTTGGAGAGCCCTGCTAAAAGGATTTTGTTATCATCTTGGCATATATCGATTTCCACATCAAAGTCTCTTTCGTAGTTTTTAAGATTTAGCATGAGCTCATCTCTGAACATTATCGTGGTGTCTATTACTTGATAATCAATCTTCGGACCTTCGTTCATTTCGATAATTTTCATATTTTCCTCGCCTCCATATCTTTTTTAAGTTCTAAAGTTCGCCTTGCTATCTCTTGAGCATACTCACGCTGCTCCCTTGTTGCATTCATTTGGTTAATTCCAAAGTCTTTTAAAACTTTGGTCTCTGCAGCCTTTTGCTGGTCAGTTTTTATTATTACATAGGCCATCACAGCATACCTCCTTGCACATATAAAGCTACTGTGATGCTTGTAGCAGTGCCCGTATACTTAACCTTGAAGCCATTGGCCTGTTTTGCGCTAACAATAATATCCCCGGCAGTCCCGCCGGTTGTTGACACAATAACAGGAGTTACATTGTAGGTAGTCCTGTTTCTCAATTTATTAGATGGAATAACTACGGATTTGTCTGTATTTGCCCCTGTTATGGTGTCTGTGATTGTTACGACTTCATTCTCGTTTATTCTGTCGAGTAAAAGGCGGTTAAACTGGGCCATGACGGCATTTAGTGCATTGCTTATGAACACACCCTGCTCGATGTTATTAAAGTTTTCTGCATTTTGCGGTGTGCCTTCTTGAATACCGGGCACGTCATCTACCCAGATGGTAGGTTTATAGCTCACAGTTATACCTCCTCCCTGATTGGAAATTCAAATCGAAAAATAACTCCTTGGGAACCGGCCTTTTGAATGTTTTCCAGCTGTTCTGCAGCTACTATTCCGTCTACATCAATGACTCTTACTGCTGTTATTGTAACTGTTCCGGATCCGAGGGCGCTAAAGACGGCATGTATCTCTATTGTGTCCCCGTCGCTTTCTTTTTTTTGTATTACGCCCTCATAATAAGTGCTGCCGACTTTGACTTGCACTTTATGGATTGCTTTCATCCATTCGATACGTCGCTTTTGGACAAATTCTGGCTTCCAAAATGCCATTTACACCACCTCTCCTGTTTTCCTTGTCCCACACTTTACCGGAGTAAATGTGAGTGCTTGAATTGTATTATTTATTTTAGCGGTCACTTGGTGAATACCTGATACATAAGCAGGCATTGGGGTTGTTCCGACTTTATTAGTTCCACTTAATATTGGAGCAAATGCGGTAGCTTCGGCTGCACTATTTATTTTTGCAGGGGCTTTATATATTCCAGATACATATGCTGGGGTTGGGATTGTTCCGGTCTTTTTAGTCCCGCAAGGAATAAAATTAAAGTTCCTTCCCTGAAAATCTGCGCCGATATTAATTGATATCTTCCTTATCTGTCCTATAAATGCTCGATTTGGCTTCGTGCCGCATAAAATAAATGGAAATGCTACATAGTGCATACTTTTGCCGTATCTAAATGGTGTTGAATAAATCCCGTAGTAATATACACCTTCCAAACGAGAACGGACGTTCTCTGTCGTTTTTGCTATCTTAATAAACTCCTGATACATCTCATCGGTTACGGCCTTATTAGTTGTCAGGACCTTAAACTCAAATGGAGGACCTCCATATTCAAACCACTCCTGCACATAACCGGGTCCGAAGTATGCACTAATTAATTGTTCTACGGCCCATTTCGTTCCTCGCTTTCGATGCACCTGATCAGATATTTTTATTATCTTCCGTTTTCTTTCTAGATCCATCGCCGAGCTATACCAGTCTATATTCAGTTCCCATGCCAACTCGTCCAGTTGCTCATGGTCCATATAATCTATTTGGTCCCATACTCTTAACTGTTTAAATCGTGCTCCGGGGTCTTGTATGAGCTTATTCACTGCTCTGGCCAGAGCCTTTACAGCCTCATCATCTCTCATAAAGAGCGGGAGGAGTTTTAATATATCGGCATCCGAAAGTTTCATATTATCACCCCTCCACTACTTCATGGGTAACCGTTAAATTACCGGAAAACTTGGCCACGCTTGTAGCCGGGACTGGGGTATATACCGGCGAGATTATATCAACTCTTATTGCTCCTACTAGGTTGCTGTTATCCCATGACGGAGCAAGTATTAGCTTCCTGAGCTGGTCTGGATTAATATCTCTCCCTAGTGCGCTCCCTTGCCAGTTTATATATCTTGAAATCGCTCCGCCTGCTCCTTCTATAGTTTCTATTGCCTTACTCTCGTCAGCTGCCGTGGTGTAATATTTGAGTTCTATGTCATACTCGATTGTATCCGGAGCTCTTACTGTTACATGGTCGGTCAACGGTCTTACATCATCAGCATTCACTACCTCAAGCACCTTCTGAAGCACTCCTTCATCCGGCAGCTCTCCTCCTAGAAGTATTGGAACGATTTCTACTTCACCGGGGCTTGGCGAAACTACCGCTACATCTGATATATTCGGATCCGCTGTCTTTGCCCAGTATTTATATGCCTCAACAGGTCCGGCAGTCGATGAAATAACGGGCGAGAGTCTTATCCTTTCACGTAGGGAGTCATCTTCTTCTCTGTCGCTTCCTCCGGATGTTGTTGTGATATTCTCCACTTTATCAACATAAGGCACTAGATCGACTATTGTGTTGATGGTTCCCGGCGCAAGACCATTATAAATGGTTCCTCCTTCGACGCTGGAAGCTCTTACATCGACATATAGTTCGCCTGCTGGGATTATTGCAGCAGCATCCGTTTTAAAATATAAAACAAAATCTCCGGTTACTCGGGTGCCGATAGGAATGATCACATTTTGCTCTAGCGGTTCTTTGAGAGAAAAACGTAATGTTGTAGTAGCTGGCACTGGCTCTAATCTCTCTATCCCCGCCCGTTCTGCCAATGCGTCCAATACTTCGCCTCTTGCATAACGGAGCATCTTTTGTTTTGCTGCATCGTTTACCGCTGAATATAAAGCCACAAACAAAGGGACAAGTGCCTCTGCAAATATACGGCGTTCATCTCCGGGGTATAAAGGCTCTGCTACGCCGTTTTCTAATTCCTCAATTATGGTTTTATATATTTTAGCCGAGTCAACATCTATAAAATTAATATCAGCCATTTAATCCATCCCCCCTTTTGATTTTGATGTCTGCATTGAGGAGATGTGCACTTTGCTCCTGTATTAAAGTGGATATTGAAATATCATTCACATTTACTCTGGGCTCATATGTTCGAATGAGCCACTCGGCATCCGTTGCCAGATTATCGGATGCATAAATAGTAGGGCCGTCAATTGCAGATGTGCCAAGTCCTTTTAATCTGTCATATGGCACTTCTCCCCTTGTGATTTTTAGTAGATTGGCTGCACACTGCTCCGGCCTTCCGTTTCCGCTTGCTCTCATCTCATCCCTCCTTTAAGCCAGAGATAGATCTTTGAGATATACCCAGCTGTTAATTCCGCCGTTAGCTCCGAGCAAAGCCTTTTCTCCGCTTACCTTTGATATAACATGTGTTCTGTCTTTTACCCATTGAGGCACCTTTTGGCCGGTTGCATAGTTATTGCCCACAATCCTGACCTTTGCACCTACTACCATACCTGTGCTGGTTGCTTGAGCCAGTTGTGGGTTGGCCGGCTTTTTCGATGCCTTATCTTGTGAGTTTGGACCTATGTCCAATGTCGAGGTTGGAGCAGCTCCGGGTTTGGCTTTTGCTGCCTCGTCTGCATATTCCTCAAAACTTAATCGGAGTTTTGCGGAGCGGATCCTGCCCAGATCGTCTATGATAACATCGCTCACATCTACAGATTGCAATTGCATAAGCTCCGGGCCAAAACGTTTGCCGCCAAGATAGAAAGGGGCAGCCTCTCCGATAAGTGCTTCCCAGCTTTCTATTTCTGCTCTAACGTTTATTCCTGCCACATCACTCAAAGTTACATCAAAGCTTAAAGGCACCAGCTCTCTGCCTCTCACATTTGTGGCCGGCGAGCCCTCTTTATCTTGATTCTGGTCGACTTTTAGTTTGAAAGAAGTTGAGAAGCTTTCAAGGTTATATATTTTGCTGGGAGATACCTCCCATTTTTTATTCTTCCAGCTCGCTATTACTGCCATGATCTATCACCTCTATTCTGGGCCGCTTGTTTTGGACGTTCCTGATGTTACTCCTCCATGGACATGGCTATTAAAGCTGGAAACCTCATCGGTCTCAATATCAGATGCCGTTATTTTCCCTGTTATGTTGACCGGTCCCGGTATAGTCCCTTCCCAGTTGCCATCCATTCTGGAAAGAATGACACCGGTCTGGTCTTCAAATAGTGCAAATACTACCTCTGTTCCCTTGGTGAGGTTGCCCATTTTCCCCCTGAGCCACCATGGAATTGTAAGAGGGCGGGAAACCAGCCCCGGTTTTGCTTGTGGCTGCACTCTCGCCCTCGTGTTGTCTCCATTTCTATCTACTGGCCCTTCTATGGTTAATATCACGCCCTTTTCTATTTGCGCCATTAGTATCCCTCCAGCGGTTTCCTAAAAAATATCTTGCTTTTCCGTGCAACGTAGTCATGCCTGATGTGAGTAATAAATACCGGGCCATTCCATAGGTCTTGTCTTTCCGTAGTAATTCGCACTACACTGGCCGCTGCATATTTAAGCTGTAAATTGTCTTCTATCCAGCCTGTATAGCTGTATTTATTGGCCATTCGTAGAAGTGCTTTAGCATACCTTGTGGCCTCTGCATCACTGGTAACCTTTAGAGGTTCTCTAGGCCTTAAAATGCGGGATGTGTTGCCTTCTGCGGTAAACTTACCTTTAAAGCCTCCGCTTTCAACTTCTGCGCTACCGTATGACATTGCGCTATTATCTTGGTATTCAAACACTCCATCTGGGCCGACATATATCTCTCCGGCCGGTGGTTGGCTTTCGAGATACAGCTCATCATAAATAATTAAGTTCCCGTCATAAATAACTAAAGCACAGCCTTCTAACATGCAGCGGGTTTGTAAAAACTCAAAATCTGTCTGGCTGATCTGTGATAGGTATGGATATACCTGATCAGTTACTCCATAAGACTTAAATGTGAGGCCATGCTCTTGGGCTATTTGTTCTCCGAGCTGCAGGAACCTCACTGCTTCCCATGA